CCAGCATCGGTATCATTGGTCTTGCACTTAATCTTCGCGCTTATGATTTCGTGTCCCAAGAAATCCGTGCTGCTGAAGACCCTGAGTTCGAAACCTTCTACACCAAGAACATCCTCTTGAATGAAGGTCTCCGTGCTTGGATGGCACCAGTAGACCAACCTCACGAGAACTTTGTGTTCCCCGAAGAAGTCTTGCCAAGAGGCAACGCACTTTGATATTCTAACAAGACTCCTTCGGGAGTCTTTTTTGTCTATATAAAGCAGTTGTATAAACTAATATGAAGTTCTTTTTTGCACTTCTCGCAACATTTTTCCTTGCTGCTCCTGTATGGGCAGTCGATGTTCAGATGGGTGCTAACGGCAATCTAGTATTCGAACCAGCAGAGGTATCGATTGCTGCTGGCGAATCTGTTCATTTCATCAATAATATGCTTCCACCCCACAACGTTATCGTAGAGGACCATCCAGAGTGGTCTCACGAAGGTTTGGCTATGCTTCCAGGTGAAGACTTTGAGGTTGCATTTCCAGAACCAGGAGATTATACTTACTGGTGTGCTCCTCACAAAGGTGCGGGCATGATCGGTACAGTACATGTAAACTAATGCATCACATTGAACATATGATTATCTGTTGCGTCGTCGGTATTGGTATCGGCACCCTAGCAGTCTGGGGATATCAAAAAATCAAAGAAAATAAAAATCACAATCCGTGATAAATTCAGAGACACCGTATAAATTACAACAGATAATACAGGATACTTGGCCAAATCTGTTTTATCTTAAAACCACTCACAGGAAAGACCGAATGAAATTCACAGTTTATTCAAAAGATGGTTGCCCATATTGCACAAAAATTGAACAGGTGTTAAAATTAGCACAGTTGCAGCACGTTGTTTATAAACTTGATAAGGATTTTACTCGTGAAGAGTTTTATTCTGAATTCGGTCAAAACACTACGTTCCCGCAAGTTATTTGTGACACCAAATATCTTGGTGGATGTTCTGATACCGTTCAATATCTGAAGGAGCAGAATTTGGTTTAATGGAAAATAACGTACACGAAGTTTACACTGATGTTGAGCAAGCAATCGACTATGCTTTTAACGGCCAATTTGTTCTTAAGTTTTATGATTACTTGAAAGTTCGTGGAACTAAAAAAGTAGAAGTCGATGAGTTCATTGAAAGTTCTACTGCCACAGAACTTAGCGAATTGGTTATGGATTTGGATGATTATTGTGAGGGTGGAACCGACAGTGAACACAAACAACTTCGTGAAGCATATGGACACATTCCAAAACCACAAGCACGTAAAATTAGAAACTATTTGTATGGCATCCTAGAAGATGCTTGGAAGTATAGCCATGACAAAAGACCTGGAAGGAGGAAGAAGCAAACTAAATAATCAAGAACCCCAGATTAATCGGGGTGTTGAGTTACTATTACGTAATAGGAGAAGAAATTCATTCAAACCAAAAACTTTTCAAGTGAAATTTGGCAAAATGATTTCTCTTTTCCGCAGAGAGTTTCATTTCTACATAGAATTTCACGTTGATGTTAGAAAAAAATAAACTCTCTGGAGAAAAACTATGTTAGCAGTAACTCTTACTATCGGAACATTGGTCTCAATAATGTTCTTTTTTGTTGGAGGTGTGGTAGGATGGCTAGCCAAGGAACATTTCTATCAATCGTCTCCTGTTTATACGCATCCAGAGATGTTTGACTCAAATGGGAATGTAATACCCGATGAAATTTTAGCTGTAAGATTTGAAAATGACTATGACGACTACGAAGAAGAAAGTGACGACTAAAAAACCAGTCACTCCAGTTGAAACTTTACCAACAAATCCTTTTGTTTATGAAGTCTTGGAACTTGCTTCCAAGCAAAGAACCAAAGCAAAGAAGGTAGAGGTTCTTCAGACCTATGCTCACGATTCATTGAAGACTGTTTTTATTTGGAACTTTGATGAATCTGTAATTTCTCTTCTTCCTGAGGGTGATGTTCCCTATGGAGATGCAGAAGACCAATCGGTGTATAGTGGTACACTCTCCGACAACATTAAGCGTGAGGCAGCGGGTGGAGAGTCTGCAACAGGTCAGGATATGGATGGAAGGGGTAAGACCTCTTTGCGTCGTGAATACCAAAATCTCTATCACTTTGTGAAGGGTGGAAATAACGGTCTAAATAATGTCCGCAGAGAGATGATGTTCATCAATCTTCTTCGTGGTCTTCATCCTCGTGAGGCAGAAGTTCTAATCCTTACCAAGGATAAAAAGTTGTCTGACAAATATAAGATTACGAAGGATATTGTTGCTGAAGCATATCCTGATATTCGATGGGGCGGCCGTTCGTGATAAAAACAGAAGAGAAACAGGAGAAGGATATGACTGAATGGTCAGATGAAGAAAGAAATACACTCATCCCCAATTATGGTTGTGACCTTCTCGTAGAGGGGGCAAATGATGCCCAGATTCACGATAAATCTTATCCAAATGATACCTATCAGGTTCATTATATGGTGAATGGTAAATTGCAAATTGATTTGTGTAGAGGAAAGCGATCTGATATTTTCGATCTTTACTATGATAAGTTTGGCAAGGGAGTTCTTGTCAAGATTGATTGGGCCTATGGTCGAGTTAACCCCAAGTTGTGGGGGTATAAAGTAAAAGAAAACAAGAAAAGAAAATGAATGAAGATGTATTGAGAGATCAAATCAACTCTTTGATTAGAGATGAAATTCAGGAAGTTATTAATGACTATGTTGATACTCAAGACGAATCAAAAAAATCTGGTCTTGGATTTGTTCCTACCGAGGAAGAAAAAGAATTGAAAGTCAATGTCTCTAATCGAGAGATAGATAAGATTATCAAAAAATATAAAAAGATTAAAAAGAGTGAGCGGTCAAACTTGTCTCACATTAAAAAACTTGGCCTTTTAGATAAAAACGGGAATCCTTTGTAAATGGGTAAGCATTATCTGTTGAACTTATATGGGTGTTCTTTTGCTCGTTTGAATGACGAGTATTATTTGATTGATCTTCTCGAAGATGCAGCAGCAGCAAGTGGTGCAACAGTGATTCAAACTATGTTTAAAAAGTTTGAACCACAAGGTGTCACTGCTATTTGTTTGCTATCTGAAAGTCATATTAGTATTCATACCTGGCCTGAAGATGGTAAAGCAGCGGTTGATGTTTATACCTGTGGAGATTGTAATCCAAAGATTGGATGCGACATTATCATTCAACAACTTGAAGCCACAGACCATACATTAAGTTACATAGAACGTTGACACGTTGTGTAAATAGTAGTATGATTCTAGCAATATTGTGCCTTGATAATGTATAAACCTTATTCTCCTGAGTGGCATCGTTATCGCTATCTGAAAGAAGCGATCGACAAATACCTAGATGATGGTGTAGACCCCACTAATGTTGTGGATGATATTAAAACTATCCTCCACGTTCGTTCTGAATTAGCGTATCTAGAATTTACTAGGATCAATCAATTAGAACACTATCTCGGAGACTAATGCTATCAACACAGTATCGCCTTCGTCTTGAGGGCATTTGTCGTAAGATTGTATTGGGTGAGACTGTAGAACTTTCAGAGATGATATGGGCAGAGAAGCTTGCAAAAGCAAATCGTTCTGCTGCCACATTGTTACGTCAAGCAAGGCGAAAGGCTGAGAATCCAGATATGGTTGAGGGGGGTATGGATGACTTTCTCAACCAGTTAGATCTGGGTGGCCTAGGAAATGAAAGATTTGGAAAAAGACACTTTGAAAGTATCGATGATATGATGGACTGGTGGATTGATGATAAACCAGATGACTGGAGACAAAGAGATTGACCTACGAAGAGTTTATCAATAAAGGCACCGAACATTATATGGATATGGTTCGATTGATTGAGATTAAAACTAAGCATCGTATGTCTCTTTCAACTGAAGAAAAAATAATGAACGACTATATTATGGAATTTCAAAGGCAAACAAAATTAAATGAGTTGAGAGATAAGTTTGAAAAGTGTTTGGACATCGACGATTAAATTTTGTATCGTATTTTACAAAACTGCTTGACTATATAGTTTACAAGGTCTATAATGACCATACGTTCATCCCATTCGCTGTTTGCGAATAGCGAATGAGACGCAAGTAAGTCGCGGAACGGAGCGTTCATCCTATGTTATCATTTCTTACTGTTTTCGCCATGCATATCCCTCCGGATTTGCTTTTGAAGTGTGAAGACTATCATTGGTTAAAGGAAGGATTGGAGAGATCAACTCTTTTCACTCCCTCTGAAAAGTTTACTATCATCACCAAGTGGATAGAGCATACTGAACCATCATGTTTTGATAACAAGGACGCAAACGACTGAAGGAACGGGAAGTAAAATTCTCATTTCTTTAGGAGTAAACCGATGAATCTTCTTAACCTTTACAGCAACAATACTTCTTATCGTGGTGTATCTTACGATCCCCATGCCAAGAAGGAAGTTGAAACCCACACCATTCTTGAGAC